TAATATTTTTATAATATTTTTTTTATATATTTTTTAAACTATAGTCTTATATTATATATATGAATACTGAAGGTGGAGCTGTTTTATTTACAGACGAAGTTTTAAAAGATGAAAATAATATAAGAAAAATAATATATAGCATTTTAAAAGATTCAGACACATTAATTGAAATTATTGCTTTAAATGATACAAGAACACGAGGACAAGATTTTTCGTGTATATTTAAGATAAAATTTAATAAAAAATTTGACACCAACTTTAAAAATATTAGCAATTCAATATATACTATTAAGGCACCCAGAGTGTTAATAATTAAACTTTTAATAGGTTATCCATATAGTGAAATAGAAAATGAAATGAGTATTCATAAAATACTTGGATCACAAACTACTATGATGCCAATATGTCCCAGTTTTCTTTTTCATCAAGAAATAAATAATGATGAAATGATGACTACTATCGGTGCGGCATTTTATGATTTATTGAAATTAAAAGCAGCTGAGGAACATTATACAGAGTTTTGTGATTTTATTAAAAATAAAGATCCCAAAACCAGTAAGCAAGTTCAAAACATATTTGTTATGGAATTTATTGAATGTATTAGTTATACAGATTTTTATGAAACTACTCTTAAAAATAATGCCGGTAAAAAACTTAGTAAAAAATCTTTCTATAAATATACAATACTTGATGAGTCAATAGAATTAAGTTGTGTTAATAGAAGTGAAGAATTACAAAATTTTTTTACATATTATATGACATCATTATTAGCAATAAAAGGATTTCATCATTCAGATATTCATAGTGATAATATAATGATATGTTCTAATATAGAAGAAAAAAAGTCAGAACAACTTGAGGACCAATTAAATACAGAACGCACAACTTTATTTCCATTTGTAATTGACTTTGGAAGAGCAGGAAGGATTAATAAAGACGAACTAGTATTTAGAGAGTTACACCCGAAAGGCAGTGGAAGAAAAAAATTAAAACTTGACGATCTTAGTGTTGTACCTTATTTTGATAGGGAGCAGTATTTAAGACCTATATATTTAAATGCTGTAAAAAATAAAACTAATATAGTAGACTATGTTAATAGACTATTAACAGAAGAAAATTATGTTGATGCTGTATTAACAATTAGTATGTGTATAAATCCAAAATCCGGTTTATATCCTCCAATATTTCAAGGATTTTATGATTTTAAACATGAACCATATGCTGAATTATATTTTATAAATGAAGCACGAAAGATTAAGTATAACAGTATAATAAGACAACTTATACAAAAGAGAAATTTGTTAGAAAAACAATTAACACAAGAAGAGGAGCAACAAATTATGAGAGATTCAATCACAATTAAACCAGAAGATACTCCTTATTCGGGATTAGAGAAAACAGACCCTAGAATTACTAGCGAAGAATTTGATAGTAAAGATTATGTCAATGCCGAAGGTCGCAAATTAATTTTAAGAAGAAAAAAGAGGTCTATGAAAAAGAGGTCTATGAAAAAGAGATCTATGAAAAAGAGGTCTATAAAAAAAAGGTCTATAAAAAGAGGTCTAAAAGAACATTAAACTAACTAGCCATAATAACATATATATAATACAATATATATGTTATTAAAATAAGACACAATAAGCAATAAGTAATAAGTAATAAGGTTTTAAATATCTAAACTCACAATATTTTTATCACTTTTTTGCCTGCGTTTAGATTTTGTTGGTATTTTAGCATTTGTTAAATCTCTCAAGTCCTCAATACTAATTGTGCTAGATTCATTATTTCTCCTTTCATTAACATCAACCTGCTTAGTTTTTAGCCCACTTAATAAAGACGCAATATTTTGACTAGGAGGAGCAACCGACGGACCCTTCATTTCTGGGCGTGTAATACGTTGCTCACTAAAAGGATTACCTTCGCCATTATCCATTTCCATGCCGCGTGCCGACATAATATCCGGACGATTTATTATATTTTGCACTCTTTGACTGCGTTCAGGTAATTTTGACTCGACTGGTGGCGGTGGCGGACCCGAATTTACATTTGGGGGCATAGATGCTCCAAACCCAGGGTTAGCACCGTTATTTCCAAATAGTCCATTCATAAATCCTCCTAATCCCGGTTTAGATTGACCCATTGTATTAACTGCTGCCTGAGTAAATTGCTTCATTAATTCTGGATTTTGACGCATAATATCATCCATACCTGGCATTGAAGATTTAAATAATGTATTTGACATATGAATCATCATTCCGGAACCACCTAATTGAAACAATAATTTTAATTCAGGAGACATTTTCGCTTTAGATTTATATTTTTCGTGTAATTCGGCAAAAATTTCATCATATTCATCAATATTTTCATTTATTTGCTCTCCCCAACCATCAAGTTTAATATCAAAAGGGTCAAATTTATTATTTAAGAATTCTAACCCGGTTATACAAGCCATTAGCATTTTTCCTTGAAACTTAATCGCATTAGATTTTTCTTTTTCCGCAACAATTGTTTCATATTCCCCGATCATTTCATTTAAATTGGAATCCATATTATAGCGCTTGCTAAGCGTAACTCCCTTTTTCTCTAGGTCTTCTAACTTTCGTAAATATTTGAATTTTTCTTTTAACTCCTCTTCTTTAGTTAATTCGGGTTTTTCTTGTGCCTTAGCTAAATTTATAGGCACATTATTGAATTTACCAAATCCATCCCAAGTTTTATTTTCATTCATATTTGCGGTTGATTTACCTAAATTTATTGGATCATTATCATCATTCTTTGTAACTGGTTTAATATTGGCACCATTATTCTTTGAATCACCACCAAATAACCCTCCAAAAATAGATTTTTTATTAGTTCCAGTTGATTGCCCATAATTTATTTCTTTTTTATTACTATTATTACTAGTATTACTATTATTACTAGTATTACTATTATTAGTATCGGTATTTAACTTTAGTTTGTCGTCAAAATGTCTTGAACTGTTATTATCTGTTAAATCATTTAATTCATTTTCTAAAGAAGTAATATCTTCAATATCTATTGAAGTTGATGTTTTTTTTTCATTTATACTTTTTCCATTCATTAATAATTCAATACCACCGCCAAAATTAGATGAGGGTTTTTTTGATATAATATCTTCTATTTCATTATCTATATTGGACTCATTTATCTTGAATTCTGGAATTTGAAAATTATCAATGTTTAAAGTTTCGGGTTCTATTTCTATAATATCCATTAAAACTATTATGATAAAACTAGAAGTTTAATTTTTAAATACTCCGCAATATATATTATATATTAATTAATTGTTAATTAATAGTTAATTATTAATTGTTAATTAATAGTTAATTATTAATAGCTAATTATTAATAGCTAATTATTTTAATATATTGAAATTTTCTAAATAATAAATTCCTTGTAAAAAACAATCTGCTAAGTCATCTTTCTTTGAGTGTTTAACAAAAAAAGCAACTTCTGGGGACATATTTTTATGTTCTAATAGTTGTTTTGTAAAATAAATACTGAGTTTCTTCCGTTCATTATATGATAACTTTTTATCTTTAGCATCACAACTTTCTTTACTAATAAATAATTTTAACTTATTTGTTGCTGATATAAATTTAATATTATAATTATTACAATCTATAAAGTATTGAGATATCATACCCTGAATAGTTTTCATTCTATTAGCAATAGGACTTATTTGATTTTCTAAAATAATTTGATCAATACTAGATAAATCAATATTTTTAAATAATTCATTCAATTCGTTTTTTATACTAATTCCTATATCTATTAAATTTACATTGTTTGCGTTAACAGTTTCAATTGCTTCAAAACAAGTAGAATTTAAAAATTCTTCTAGTAATTTTATTAACGATGCCTTATTTATGGGTTTCTCTATTTTAATTTGATATTGTTCAATCAATAATGAGAGATTGGCAACAGATTGTTTGTGAAGTGTTTTAATATTGCACGTTGGCAAACTATATTCCGTTTTTTTTGTATGATTTTTACAATAAAAAACATTATCTTTATGAAATTTTGCTTCTTTTGAGCATGATTCTTGATTACACGAAATTAATTTGTTACATAAATTGATCACATCCCATTTTATGATTTTAAAATCTTTAAAATCTTGTAGATCTTTAATATTAGTATTAGCATTAGCATTAGTATTAGTATTCATTTTTTTATCTATAACATCACATTCTAATAGAGCATATGCTAAATTTTTTATACCAATATCTATGCTTAATATTTTCATAAGTATTATAGGTTTGTTATTAATAATATTATATATTATAT